TATAAAAGCTTGCGCTGCCAAGAACGATGTAGCAGCTGCGGAAGTTGTACGAGTAGCGTGCGAGAAGTACTTGGCAGCAGTAAGACGCGCTGAGGCGGCAAATGGCGCTTGAAGATATTGATATTGGCGATGAGCCACTAGACCTACGCCCAAGAACTGTCTCGTTTCCCAAAGTAAGCGACGAGATGATCGCCAGCATTGCGCTGGGTATGGAAGACGACGTCATCGTGGCATCACGCCACGGAATGTCAGTAGAGCAGTTCAACGAGCTGAACGGTCAGAAGTGGTTTCAACTACGCGTGGCAGCGAAACGAGCAGAGTTTGATCGTGACGGCGTAACATTCAAAGCAAAAGCAGCTTGGATGGCCGGTGATTTGCTAGATCAGGTGTACATGCAGGCCGCAGGGAGTAACGCCAGCCTAAACCAGAAGCACGACGTCCTGAAAACCTTAATTAAGGTTGGTGGCCTAGAGCCCAAAGAAGAAAAAGAGAAGCAAGAGCTCAATTTACCTACGATTATCATCAACGGCGGTACAGTTTCGCTGTCCGGCGGAACCCAGCACGAGCCACTTATCATTGATATGCCACTGAAAGAGCTTAACGTATGAGTACGTATGACCCCACAGAGACCCAAGCCGGGTATATGGCCAATGAAGCGTACGTTCGCGTGCTGGCTGGCCCAGTTGGCGGGGGTAAATCGGTCACTTGCGTGCATGAACTGGTGAAATTAGCCTGTGGGCAGGCCCCGAATGCCAGAAATATACGCAAAACACGGGCTGTAATCGTGCGAAACACGTCCGATCAGCTGGCGCTAACGACCAGAAAAACGGTATTCGACTGGCTGCCGCCGGGTGAAATGGGCATTTGGAAGGCCGTTGAGAAGACTTTTTTGCTAAAAGCGAAGCTCAGCGATGGCACAGTAGTTGAATCGGAGTGGCTGTTTATCGCGCTGGATACTCCAGACGACGTTAGGAAGGCGCTGTCGCTTGAGACAACGTTCCTGTGGGGTAATGAGAGCCGAGAGCTGCACCCAGATGTTGTTGACGGCTTGTTGGGCCGACTGAACCGGTACCCGTCTATGAAAGACGGCGGGCCGACGCGCTCGTGTGCGTTGTTTGATACCAACATGCCAGACGAAGACACTTGGTGGCACGACAAGATGGAAAACCCGCCTAGTAACTGGGCGGTGTACAAGCAGCCAGCGGCAATCGTTACGCCAGATAAGTACGTAGACATGTTCGGCGAAGAGCCGGACGGCGTGTTCTTAGACAAAGAAGGCGTGGAGTGGACAGTTAACCCGAACTGCGACAACTACAACCACCTGCCCAAGCAGTACTACCCCAACATAATCCCGGGTAAGACTGAAGACTGGCTACGCGTGTATCTGCGCTCGGAGTATGGCCGCAGTCTCAGCGGCACGCCGGTGTACGATAAGACGTTTACGCCTGAGTTTCACATATCCGAGGAGCCGTTGAAAGTGATTCGCTCGGGGGACTACCCAGTTATTATCGGCCTTGACTTCGGGCGTACACCAGCAGCAGTGTTTAAGCAGCGTGACCCAAGGGGGCGAGTAGTTACGCTGTCAGAGCTGACGTCAGAGAATATGGGCATCGAGACATTTATACGAACTAAGCTGAATCCGCACATAGCGAATAATTTTCAAGGGTGTTCTTTTGTGTGCGCGCCAGATCCAGCCGGGTATGCCAAACAGCAGCAGGGCGAGATGTCACTGGTAGATGTGGTTAAGCAGGCCGGCTTTAAGTGCGTGCGACCGCCGACCAACGACCCAGAAAAACGTATTCAGGCAGTGGAGCGTTTGCTGGTTCAACAGTTGGAGGGTAAGGCGATGTACCTTGTAGACCCTCGTTGTACACACCTCATAAAAGGTTTTAAGTACGGCTACCGATACAAGATCAAGAAGAACGGGGAGATGGAAGACAAACCGGACAAGAACCAGTTTTCTCACGTTCACGATGCTAACCAGTACGCTGATTCAGTTATAGACATGAACGTGCGCGGATATGTACTAAACAACAAGGGGCGCAGGGAAGTGACCACCGTCAAGTACGCCTACACTTGACCCACAGCCCTTCGCAGGTAAAATCTCGTTACTACTACACACGGAGCCACCATGGCCACAGGAATTGCACTAATCCCCGTCGCTAGCGCACGCGACCTAGAAGCACAATCGCAGGCGCGCAACGCAAAGATGCAAAGCACGCCCGTTATCCAAGGCCTAGCCGCGCACACCCGCAAAAGGTGGGACGTCGCTAAAACGTCTAAGCGCGAGCTTGAAGAGCGCATGCTGGCGGGGTTGCGCCAGCGAAACGGTACGTATGACCCGGACAAACTAGCTGATATACAGCGAAACGGCGGGTCTTCTATTTATGTGAATCTGACGTCTGTAAAGTGCCGGGCGGCCACAAGTTGGCTGCGAGATACACTGCTGGGAGTGGGCGCGGACAAGCCGTGGACACTGGGCGCTACGCCGGAGCCAACGCTGCCACCAGATGTAGTCGAGGGTTTGCAGCAGCAGATGCAGCAAGAGCTGATGGGGCTTATGGAGCAAGGCGGGGAGATGCCGCCGGAAGAGCAGCTGCGCGAGGTGGCCGTCCAGATGAAGGACGCCATGATGCGTAAACTCAAAGAAGAAGCTGAAGACCGCGTCGACCGCATGGAGCGCAAGATGGAAGACCAGCTGCTTGAGGGCGGTTGGACTAAGGCGTTCAACGAGTTTTTGGATGACGTCGTTACGTTTCCGTACGCCGCCATGAAAGGGCCTATCAAGCGCAAGCGCAAGATACTGCAATGGAATAACGGCAAGTTAGAGCCAACAGATGTCATACGAAACGAGTGGGAGCGCGTTGACCCGTTTATGCTCTATTGGGCGCCTTGGGCATGGAATATAAATGACGGCTTTGTCATCGAGCGCCACCGCATGACTCACGAAGATTTGCAGTCGCTTATAGGGGTACCGGGGTACAACGACGACGCTATCCGTGAGGTGCTTGGTCGTTTTGGCGGCGGAAGTATGAAAGAGTGGTTGTGGTCTGACAGTGCCAAGGCTACTGCCGAGATGAAAGACACTACGGACGCAGTAGTTACTGACGACCTGATTGACGCTATTCAGCTGTGGGATTCCGTACAAGGTCGTGACTTGCTTGACTGGGGCATGAACGAAGACGACGTCCCAGACGCGGATCTGAACTACTCTTGCGAGGTTTGGCTTATCGGTAACACCGTTATACGGGCTGTTTTGAACTACGACCCCTTAGGACGCAAGCCCTACTACCTCACGTCGTATGAAAATATACCCGGCGCGGTAGATGGCAAAGGCGTCACAGATTTGTGTCGAGACTCACAAGACATGGTAAATGCCGCTGCGCGGGCATTGGCCAACAACATGGGCATTAGCTCTGGCCCGCAGGTAGGCGTCAATATTTCTAGACTACCCGCCGGTGAAGACATAACAAGCATGCACCCGTGGAAGATTTGGCAGTTTGAGAGCGCAGAGTACGCAGACAACACCCCTCCGCTTAATTTCTTTCAGCCTAGTAGCAACGCCAACGAGCTAATGGGTGTGTTTGAGAAGTTCTCCGCGAGGGCTGACGAAGACACGATGATCCCAAGGTATATGACGGGCGAGAACACCCCGGGCGCCGGGCGCACATCGTCAGGTTTGTCTATGCTTATTAGCAACGCAGGCAAGGGCATTAAGCAGGTTATTAGCAACATCGACCAGAACGTTATTGTGCCCATGATCGAGCGCTTGTACCAAGACAACCTACGCTACGCGGATGACCCGGATTTGATCGGCGACGTAAGCATTGTGGCTCGCGGCGCCAATAGCTTGGTTGTAAAAGAAGCTGAAGCTGTACGGCGCAATGAATTCTTACAGCTTGTGCTTACTAGCCCTGTTGCGCAACAAATTGTGGGTATGGATGGGGCAGCGGAGCTGTTACGCGACGCAGCTAAAAACCTAAGCGGTAATGTCGACAGAATTGTCCCAGACCGACAGCAAATAGGCACTATCCAGCAGCAGCAGCAGCTAATCACGCAACTACAGCAGCAGTTACAGATGATCGCCGGCGAGATGCAGGCGCAAGGGCCGGCACCACAAGGTGGGCAACAGCCAAAGAATATGCTGCCGGATGGATCTCAGGTTGGCGGGCGCGAGTCTAATTACATGTCGCCTAGGCCGAACGGTGTGTGAATTTAGTGTTGACACCGCAACACGTGTCTAGTATAGAATACGCACATGAAGATTTTTGTAGGCGCTAAGCCTGACCGGAAGCACATACAGGCGTTAATTCGATGTAAGCACCCGGACAGTGAGCCCATGTTGGATATGTTCCGAAAAAGCCTAGAGGAGACCAAACTGGCTCTAATAGCAGCGGACGACCCAGTGCGGATTCACCGGCTCCAAGGTCGGGCAGAAGTGCTAAGTGATTTTCTCGAAGCGGTTAGTAAATCGCCAGAGATTTTGGAGCGGGTGAAATAAACCGCATTTTTTAGTCCTAGCAAACCATTATGTGTACGGCAGACCGCAGCAGGAGCCTGAAACAGAGTTGGAGCTTTAAGGAGATATGATGGCATTACCTCGCCAAGTTGAAGCACAGATTAAGGAACTCGAAAAACTAGAAGCGCAGCTAGCTAGGGATAACGAGCCGAAGCAACAATCCCCGGAGACGGACCCCGTTGCGGACGTAGTAGAACCTGCGGCAGAGCCTGAAGTAGACCGAGCGCCCGAGCAAGATGCTCCAACCACCGAGAAAACGCCGGAAACACCACCCTCTAAGGAACCTACCGAAGAGACTTGGCAGCAGAAGTACCGCACCCTTAAGGGTATGTACGACGCTGAAGTTCCCCGCCTACACGCGCAACTCAAGGAATTGAACGCACGTGTGGACGATATGACTGCGGCAAAGCAAACGCCGCCCGAGCCAACCCGTAAGGATCCAGAGAAGTTGGTGACTGATGCTGATGTTGAGACCTTTGGTTCTGACTTAATTGAAGTCCAGCGCCGGGTAGCACGCGAAGTTGCACAAGAATTTAGCGCGGAGCTCGAAGATTTGCGCGGCCAGAATGTAAAACTGCGGGAGCAGCTAGACCATACTGACAGCCAGATTAGCGAGTCCTCATTTGCGAACAAGTTACACCGTTTGGTGCCAGATTTTGAGCAGATCAACACCGACTCACGTTGGATTGACTGGTTAAATGAGACTGATCCGTTTTTGAGGGGTCCGCGCAAACAGATTGCGCAACAAGCGTTTGCCACTGGCGATGCCGAAGGGGTTGCACACTACGTGTCTTTGTTCAAGCAGACGCTTGCCGCAGAGTCAGTAGAGCCACTCCAGAAGAAGAGCAAAGAGTTAGAGCGTCAAATTCAACCTAATCGTAGTTCGTCAGCGGCGGCTCCGGTTTCGCAAAAAGGCAAAATATACACGACGGCGCAAGTCGGAGAGATGTTTCGCAAGTCTGCGGACCTAGGCGGCAGAGGCAAACTAGATGAGGCTCGCAAAATTGAAGCTGAGATCGACGCTGCATATATGGAAGGGCGGGTATCCGCTTAACCAGTAGTTAGATCTGTAACAACCCTGTTTTTAAATTTTTTAGGAGGCCATCATGGCTGCTGTATATCCCGTAACTGGTTCCGGTGCGTTTGACACCAATCCTTCATACTCTGGTGCTTTTATCCCGACCCTGTGGTCTGGTAAATTGTTGGCCAAGTTCTACCAAAACACTATGCTGTCGGAGATCACAAACACCGACTACGAAGGTGAGTTGAAGAACCAAGGCGACACCATCCGTATCCGTTTGGCGCCCTCAATCAGCATTTCTGACTACACCGTTGGTCAGAGCTTAGCGTACGAAGTCCCAACGCCTATCTTCCAAGATATGCAAATAAACAAGGGTAAGTACTTTGGCGTGCAAGTCAACGACGTGCTGGCTTACCAGTCTGACATGGACTTGATGAACATGTTCACGGAAGACGCCGCTAAGCAGTTGAAGATCTCTATCGAGAACGAAGTGTTTTTTAACAGCTTTGTAACCGAAGGCCCTGCCACTGCTAACGAAGGCGCCACTGCCGGCGCTATCTCTGCCGCCTACAACTTAGGTACAGACTTAGCACCAATCGACCAATCTACACCTGAAAACGTGTTGAAGGCAATCCTTCGCATGTCTTCAGCTTTGGACGAGCAAAACGTGCCCGAAGATGGTCGTTGGTTGGTTATCAGCCCGCACGACCGCAACTTGTTGATGCAATCAAGCATCGCACAGGCGTACTTCACTGGCGACCAGTCAAGTGTTGTCCGCACCGGTAAGATCGGTATGCTAGACCGCTTCTCTGTGTACGTGTCTAACTTGCTGCCAAAAGGCGCAGCAGGTAAGGCGTTGGTACCCGGCTTGTCTGCTGCCAGCTCTGGCGGCGCGTTGACCAACGCATTGGCCCGTCGCGTTATGGTTGCCGGCACAAAGCAAGCCGCGTCGTTCGCAATGACTGTCACCAAGACTGAGCCTTTGCGCAACCAGACAGACTTCGGCGACATCGTTCGTGGTTTGGTAGTTTATGGCCGCAAGGTTGTTAAGCCAGAAGCACTGGTGGTAGCCCAAGTAGGCGCTGCTTAATCGGTGGTAAAGTAAAGAGGCCCTTCGGGGCCTCTTTTTCTATTCTAGGAGACACATATGACCGTATTTGACCTAATGAACCGCTTAGGCGGAGAAATACTTAGCAACAAGGTCCGAGTGACTGTCGATGGCGTTGTAGTTATCGTAGCTAGGCTAAACGACCAAGACTGGGTTTTAACAGAAAAAGGCCAAGAGTTGTTGAACCTACACTCTAACTTAGCCGTAGCAGAAGCAGCTGAGGCGCAGGCGTCTACAGCAAAAACGCGCAAAAAGACCGCATCTGCTGTAGAATTTAGGCACGCCCAGTCCGACGACTAGGGGCGCACAACCGCACCGTAAGGCCTGCCAATGAAACCACTTAGCGCATTCTATTCTCGCGTACTGCCGTTTTTGCCGGGCTGTCCCGAGCCTATCGCAGATCAGGCGCTGCTAAGCGCTGCTATTGAGTTTGCAGAGTCTTCGCTTGTACTTCGCCAAGACCTAGACCCGTTCTACAGTGTTACGGGCTACGCACAGTACGACTTAGAGCCGCCCACAACCTACCACGACATTACTAGGGTTTTAGGTGTGACTGTCGGGGCGGACGAGCTGCAGCCCGGGCTAGCGGAAACAATTCGCGGTAGCTTACCTACGGCTAGTGCAACACCCACTTTGTTTTACACAAGTCGCGCCGATAACTGCATGTCGTTGTTTTTGTCGCCGCCTCCGGATAAAGCGCAGTTGGTAGTTGTCAACGCGGCCTTGCGGCCAAAGCAAGACACTACGCACCTAGACGATGATCTGTACAACCAGTGGATAGAGCCTATTGTCGCTGGCGCCATAGCTAGGGCTATGCAGATCCCAGACCAAGCGTACACAAACTTTGCTCGGGCGCAAGAGTTGTTAATGCTCGCTGCTAGGCGCACGAAAACAGCGCGCATTGAAGGTATGTATGGTCGGGTACGCGGCTCTATGCGCGTACAACCCCGCCCCTTTGCATAAGGTAAACAATGACTACTTCCGCGCAGTCCATTATTAGAAGTGTTGTCACAACACTACAAGACCCACAAGCTGTGCGCTGGACCACAGCGGAGCTAATTCGCTACATGAACGATGGGCAGCGAGATATAGCGCTGGTTCGCCCAGACGCGACATCTACGCAAGCCACACTAGCGCTGTCCGCCGGTGCCCGGCAGGTTCTGCCGCCGGTTGGAGCCAAGCTGCTAGAGGTTATTAGAAACACCACTGGTTCGCAAAGGGCTATCCGCCTTACTAGTCGCCTAATCCTAGATGCGCACAACCCCGACTGGTACAGCAAAGCGGGTGCATCTGAGCTGCGACACTACACGTTTGACGCTAGAGAGCCGCGCATATTTTATGTGTATCCGCCAGCTTCTGCAGGTGCGTCAGTTGAGATGGTTTACTCCGCGTACCCGGAAGATATTAGCGAGCCCGCTGACGGCGCGCTGTATACCGCAGTGATTGGTAATTTAGCCGTGCAAGACATATACGCTAACGCGCTAGCAAACTACATTTTGTACCGCGCGTTTAGTAAAGACTCAGAGACCGTAAACGCGGCAAGCGCTACGGCGTACTACCAGCTATACCAGTCTATGCTTGGCATTGAGCTAAGCGGCACAACCGGCGTCGCACCAAAGGATTAAGCCATGTCTACCAAGATAAAACTCGTTCAAGGCGATACGCGGCCTCAGCTTAAGTATGTCGTATCTGACGAGACGACCGGCGCCATTGTAGACTTGACCGGAGCCGCGGTGCTTCTCAAGTTCCGCGCTGCTGGATCTTCCGCGCTGCTGTTTACGCTAACTGGCTACCTACAGTCCGGCATAGAAGACGCTAACGGCGTCGTGTCTCTATCTGGCGTCGGCGAGCAGTATGAAGTGCCCGGTATCGGCGGACGTGTTGCGTTCCAGTTCGGCACCGGCAATTTGGATATAACTCCCGGCCCCTACGAGGGGGAGCTAGAGGTTACTTTTACGGACTCTAGTATCCAGACCGTGTACTCATTAACCAAGTTCCAAGTCCGCGCACAGTTTTAAATGTCTAAGCTGCCAAAGCCACAGCGCCTTAAGGCTTTAGCGACTTACAGGGTTCTGGCTTCTCGCGCACGAGCCGTTTTGGGCACGGCAAAACTAAGCTCTAAAGCCATAAATGCTATTGCTAAAACAGCGGCGATGTCTGCTGTCGGAAGCGCAGGCGCTTTGTCGGCGTCCGTCAGGGCGTCTCTATTGGTGACTGGCGCGGAGACCGGCAAATTCTTCACGCTTATTAACATGGACGATACACTAACGGCGTCTGAAATCCGCTCGTTTAACGTGTCTAAGCTGCTTGCCAACGAAGTGCAAGCGGTAGACAGAGCATTGGCGCAGGTGCGCAAAGTCTTTAGCGACGCCGCTGCGGCCTCTGACGCCTCACTTGTGCAACTAGGTAAAGGCGCTGCCGACTCAGTAGGTACTAGCGAGGAAGTAACCCGCGCAGCAGGCAAAGCACTAGAGGACTCACTAAGCGCAGTTGACGCGCCCGCTAAGGGATTTTCTACGGGCAGGGCAGATGCCTTTACAGCGCATGATGATGCGCTAGTGACAGCTGGCAAGGTATTTGTTGACGCTACTAGTGCCGCCGAGGCGTTTAGCCGGGCTGTGGCGTTTGTGCGGTACTTTAACGATGTGGCCGACGCAACTGACGCGATTAACGCCGCCATACTCACGGATGACGGGCAGATAGCGCTAATTGGTAAGGCCGTATTCGACTCTGTAGCGACAGGTACGACTATAGACTTTGACGTAGCGCGAGTGCAGACGGACGAAGCGGCTACCATAGACAAAACGTTATTTGAGCTAGAAAAAGTTTTGGCTAGCGCAGCCCTCGTGGATGATATAGCGCTACTGGGCACAGGCAAGTCCGCTCTCGACTACGCTACAACA